TTCAATTTCGGCCTGAATGTCAATCGGTTCCGTTTCGATTAACTTTTTTTCGCCTTTTTCGTCCTTGCCCCATACGTACTGCTTGCGCAGTTTTTCGCCTGGATTTGAAAAGAAGGGCTCGCGCCCTTCCTCGTATCGTTTATTCATGCGGCTTGCCCTCCCAGACTTTATCCGGCTCGATGCTTTCGAACTGGCCGGTTTCATCGTTGAAGTTTGCGATGTGGTAGCCCTTGTAGTCTTCAGGCGACTGTCCAAGGAACGTTTTTTCGTCCTTTGCCATGATATTGCACATTCGTGCAAAGGTTTCGTTGCTCTTGCTTTCACCGATGTAGCAGTATGTCTTTGCTACGCTGTCGTAGATGCCATAGTAATTGTGAATCATTTTTTTCTCCTTTACAGTCTGATGCCGCCTCGCATGGGCTTTTGGCTTAAGTTGATACTCTTCGTTTTTCGTGCTGTTACGTTGAACATGCGCTTGTCCGTTTTCGCTGGCATTCTCTGCCTATGCTTCATTGTTGTACTCCCTTCGGATCAGTTCAAGTTGAATGTCGTTAGCCCATGATTTCATTATCCAGATTCTTTCGATGATTTTATGAGCTTCCTCTTTGTCTGAGATTTTTTTGATCATTTTGTATCCGGCTTCGATTTCACGGTATAGCTTATCCGCTTCTAGCCTTAAATCTTTTTCGGTCTGGTCTCTGACGTTCCATGTCTTGTGTAGCATTATTTTACTCCTCTTTCTTCAAGATGTGGTAAATTTCGTCCAGTTTTTCCAACACTTTTTTGATCAGCTGGATTGCTTCCTTCAAGTCCTTCACCTTAATCAACGCCATTAGCTATACCCCCTTTCTGTATTTCTCTTCACGCACATCAATGTGCGTAAAGTTTGTGTATCTGATCACACCGCCCTGTTCCATGATGCTATCTGCGTACTTTGCAACTTCTTTGTTTGAGTGTCCTTTTACTATGATGTCTGCTGCCATTCCTTTGCAGTGGTACGAATTTGGTGCTCCGTTTACTTTGCTGTTCCAGTTCGGTGTTCTGTATCCCGAATTGATGATGACCGGTGCGTCAAAGTGGTTTCTGATTTTTTCCAGTGTTTCGATTAGTTCAGTTGCTACTAGCAGTCCTTCCGTTTTGTCTTTGCACTGAAATTCACTTGCTTTGAAGTGCTCGCTTAGTTTTCCATAGTCTTCTTTGATGTATACGATATTTTTCATGGCGGTCTTCTTTCTCTTGTTCTGCGCTCTTTATGCTTTGTCTTTATTATAGCTTTTGTCAAGTCCTTTTTCAATATTTGTAATTTTTTTTTAATATTTCCTGTGCAAACTGTCAAGGTCGCTGTAGGCGATTTTGACTTTTTGCACAGGTGCCCGCGGCAGGCGTTTTCAACACTTTCAACATAGTTTTCAACTTTTCAACATTGTTAAACTTTAGCACAATAGAGTGTTTCAACAATTCAACAAGTTTTCAACAAAGTTTTCAACATTGTTTTTTGTTTATTTTTAACGCTCTAACGTTTTAAAATTATACTTTTCAACTTTTCCACATACTCTACTACTACTACTACAACAAGTTATATTATAATACGCGCGCACGCGTGCGCGTGTAGTTTTCGCGCGTACGTGTGTGCGCGATTAGAATAATAAAGCCCAGTACTCTACTTGATAGGTACTGGGCTAGGTGACACCAATTATAAAACACCACGTTTTTTCGTTTGTTTTTTGGTAACACGCTCTTTGGTCTCTAAGACAGTTTTATAATCTTGGTCTTCTAGCTGTAGTTTCTTCTGCTGCATTGCGTTTTTTTGTCGGTTCTGTTTAATTCTCCATAATCTTTGTGGGTTTTCTGCTTCCATTTGTTTTTCATAGTACCTTGGAATTTGTGCTTTTTTCCCGTTGGTACACTGAATGTACCCTTGCCGCCAGATTTCTGCCTTGTGTTCTTGATAGTAATGGTCTCCGAGGCCTGGCTTTAAGCTCATGCAAGCAAATGGTTTTGTTTGCCCTAGTTCATAGTACTCATTTGCTTTCTTGCCGTCTATTTCGTACATTTTTTTTGTTACATATCCTGCAACATATCTGTAGGTCTCTGGAACTGCTTGTGCTATCTGTATTTGACCCATTCCCCACAGGCTTTCTAGCCATTTACTTGTATAGTATCCGTTGTGGTGAATTTTGTACAGATTTTCTAGATCTGTTGGTCTCCAGCCGTATAGAATCATATGGTAGTGTGGTCTTGCTGTTTGTTCTCCGTACTCTCCTGCTACGAAATAGCGTAGTTTGCCCCTGTAAGCCTTTCTGAGACGTTTTAAGAACTTCTGAATGTCTTCATACAGTAGAATTTGCACGCTCTCTGGGCGCTTCTCTCCCGGCTTCCACGTGTATTGTACCTTTCGCATGATTTCACCTGTTTTTACTATCATGCCCGGCACATGTTCATCGTCATAGGTTAGCGTGATAAACCAAACTTCTTCTTTCGGATAGTCTCTCGCTTCCAGCTCTATTCTCGTTGTCCAGTCTTCTCTTTGTCTGATTCTGCATCCGATGCATTGCCCGCATGGAATCAGCATGACTTTTGGATTATACATCAAATCTTCATATTTTAGCTGTTTCCCGCTTAACTGAGAAAAGCGGGCGAGTGAATATACCCGCCCGCTCTGTTCTTTATCATCCGGGTTGTACAGCCTTATTAGTGGCTTGTAACAACTCATTTCAGATAATCACCTGGCTTTCTTTTTTCTCCATAGTCTCCGGTTTTATTCTGCATTGGGTTGTTCGTTTTGTGTCCTACTTTGGTATTGCCGTTTGCTTTCTTCCCCATTTTATCCGTGATGTCTTCAATTGTTTCGTTTGTTTTGTTATCGATATTCGTTAGTGCTTTCATTAAGCCGTAAGGACTTAGATGTGTTTCACTTAGCATTTGATTCCAGCTTTGCGATGCGTTATACCAGTCTGATTTACTCCAGCTTGAGCTGCTGTATGAGTTCGGAACAAATCCGCTGCTTCTGCTGACTCCTAGTGCGCTACTGCTTGCTAGTCCCATGCTTGCCCCGCTGATAGTTCCCGCTGAGCCTCCCGGTGTGCTTGCTCCACCGTTTGCAAATGCTAGAATCGGATTTAGACCTGCCTTTTTCATGTCTTCAACCGCTCTTTGATATGATGTGTTGCTCATACGCTCTTGAAACTGTCTGTTTGCCAGCGCTTCGGCGCTGTTGTAATTCATTGCGGTTGTGTTCTCGATGTGGTTATATACGCCTTGCATGATCGCTTGCATTGTGTTATATCCCATCTGTTGAAGCATGCTTTTTTGGTTATATTTTTGTTGTGCTATGCCTTCTGCGCTTTGATATCCGTATGCTTGCTGTAAATATTTCGCGATCTGTTCATCATTCGTTCCGGATTGACTTCCGCTTACGGATGCTCCGCCTCCTTGGCTTACACTTCCTCCACTACTTTGGCCTGTTCCTTCACTTCCCCATCCGCCAAAACTGCCTGTAACATTTTTTACGGCGTTTGTTATGCTTCCTATGCTTGTTGCTACATTTCCAAGTACGCTTGCTCCTTTTATAATTGCTCCCCATGGAATTGCCATTTGAAAATAGCCGGGTTTTTGGCCCGGCTTCCTCCTTTCTTTACAGTTTTTCCAGACCCGGCACGCTGTACAGCGGCATACAACGAGTGGTCTCGTTCATTACTCGGATTGCACCGAAAAATTGGGGTTCATTCTGTACGATGAGTGTTCTTGCAATTTCGTTTTTACCCTCGTTCATCCACTCTTGGCTCAGTGTCGGCACGGTGTCGTAGTTGTCCGCATAGTGCCAGAAGTCCAGCGTTCCTTCTGCGTTACTGCGCATTTTTCCGCTTACTCTGTCCGGCTTCATGCGATATTCTGCCCAGGCTTCCTGGTATCCAAAAGTCTCATTATCTGTGCTCGTGCCAGTCAACATGATCTCTTTCTTCTTTACAGGCTGTTCGCCCAGATTTGCGAACTGCGGGAAATAGTAGTCTAGTCTGTCGGTACGGCTCCAGAACCTTTCCAAACCCTGCTGATAGCTTCGATTATGGCGAACACACATGACACCGATTACAAAGCCGTGTTCCTCGAAGCTCTTTGTAAAGGAGCTTTCGTTGATAGGCGTGATGGACATTGCACCCGTTTCACCGATAGGCGTATCATTTGCGGTCTGCTGTCCAGAAGTCTGCACGATCTGGTTAATATTTACGTGATAGCGTCCGCCACCCAGATACTCAGGCACCTGAACGGTTTTGTCGCTGATTGTTACTCCAAAAAGCGCTCGTACCTGCTCACGGTATCGGCTGCCCCCGCGTGCCAGTGCTTCGTAATAGTGCTGAACCGCGAAGGCTTTACGGAGCTGGTTGATGGATGTTGCTTCGATGTTACTTAGGTCTGTTGCAATGTATCTTGATACAGATACTCCGCCTGCCTGCTCTGTTGCCCCTAGTGCGATCATTGTTTCATCATTGTTGTTTTGTGACAGATAAGATGCGTTTCCGCTCATCCAGATTGTTGTTGGGTTCGTCTGCCCGTTGATTCCGTTGTCATCGTACATTTTTATAGGTGCATTTCCGGTCAGTGCGATTGTCACTTCCGGTCCTCTCTGCGGATACGGCAGACAGGAACTGAAGTAGTCGTGGAATCGGCTGACAGGAAGGCAGAATCCGCCGTTTACTGCGTTGTTTAGGATATTTTCTTCTGTTGCGTCTTTTTCATCTCCTGTCGTTGTGCCTGTTCCGTAGTCTCTGTCGTCGTCGTTTGTGGTGTTTACTGCCGGATTTCCAACGTTTTGGTCTCTGAAAAACTCGTTCCAGATTTTAATGTACGCTCTGATAGGTAATGCGTTAACTTGGATTTCTTCGTCAAATCCTTTTACTACTTTTGTCGGTACGCCCATATAGTCTAGGATTGTTTTTTCTGCTGGATATGCTTTTTCTGTTTCGTCTCCTCTGATTTTAATTTTGGGTACTTTATATGTTTTTGTCGGCATCCACGGTGTTTCGTCTGCTTCACCCATGAATCGCTTGAAGTTGTCCCACAAGATTCTGTTCGGACAGTAGAAGTAATAGAAGTCGATGTATGCATCGTCCATTACTGGATATTTCGGCGTAGTCATTCGGATAATTGCTGCCGTGTCCACGCCGAAAGTATCACCCGGAAGAACTTCATCTACGTAAAATGGGATAAGTTTTCCTGCATCGAAGGTCGTGAGAATGTTCTGATCTCGTTTGAAACGTGTCCGGCTTACATGTGTCTGCGGTACACTGTTAAAGTGTCTCTCGTTATTCCGGTTCATTGTTTCCCTCCTGTTTCTTCGTTTCGTTTGCGGCCTTTTCCTGAATCTTCTGCAGTTCCAGCGCCTTGGCTTGTGCTGTTGCCATCATAGCGTGATACTCGTGAATGTTTGTAGGCCATTCGGTAATGTCTACGATTTCGTCTGTTTTTGCGCTGTCTACCAGACTTTTGGCAAACTCAGGGTCAAAGCTGGCTTTGCGGACAATGTTTTTGATGTCACATTCGTCTGCATAGCTTTCAATTTCGGCCTGAATGTCAATCGGTTCCGTTTCGATTAACTTTTTTTCGCCT